ACAATGTCACCAAGTCCGATCAGGGAATACCCGAAGGCGTCGGCCTCCCATGCGTAGCCCAGGAACTTGTAGAACCAGTATTCATCGAAATCGGCCGTGATGTCTTTTCCGCCCAGTGTGACGGTGAACTTGCGGCTCAACAGCGCTGACTTGCGCTGATTCATCAGAGCGGTCAAATGCGCATCAAGAACAAGGTCGTTGTAAGTCCGGACCAGCTCCAGGCGCTTTGGCACATAGCCATTCTCAGCCTCTCGGACTGCATACACAAGCTTCTGAATGTCCTGCTGCTGGCGGACCAGTTGCCGGTTGAACCAACTTGTGATGGCCGTCAGGTCTGGCGCTTTTCCTTTTCCCGGCACCAATGGGCTGGTTTCTGGAGTGGCGATTCCAGAATTAGGCAGCTCAGGTGAAAACATCAGATTTTTGGCCTTTTGCTCCGCAAGGGCTACCCAAAGCGGCTTTGTTCCGGCACCAATTATTTGTGGATCCATGATCAATAGAATGAGTTGTTTTTGAAGCCTGATTTGATGGCAAAGCGCCCTGTTGGCCTAACTTCTTCGGTGAGCAATGGAAGCCCGATGTCAACCTTACCGGCGGCTATTGCCTTGAGGGTTTTACAGGCATCGTCGTATCGCTTTACGCGGATGTCCGGAATGGATCCGGACCGGCTCATCAGGTGATAGACTACCACATCGGTGAATAAGGTGGTCAGGAATGGATTTCGGCTGTCATCCTGGATCCAGTTATCCGGATCCGACACGGCAACGTCTTGGTTGTCCTGCAGGGCCCGGTAAACAGTGTTTGGGTTGCCGATCTCATCCCAGTAAAGAGGTGCTTCCTTGGGCCCTTGTCCCACTTCCACATCCCTGTTTGCGCGGTAAACAAAGGCAAGGGTGCTGACCTGTTCTCCAGCGACATATTCGGCTTCCGGGTCATACTCATTGGCATTGACTTCAACCAGGTCGTCCTTAAGAAATTCTTGATCCTTGTTCCAGACATAGATTTTCTTGAAATATCCGCTGATGTCGTACTTGACACGAAGATGCATGTTGATTTCCTCCAGTCCCATGCGCTCGGCATCGGTGAGAAGGGATGCATCGCTGTCGATGAGGGTCAACAGCTCCCGGGATTCGATGATGCGCCGGTAGTCCTGCCTGGCGATGTAGTGATATTCAGCCATAAGGCGCAAAATAGAGCGGGAATATACAAAGGTGATTTAATTGTTACAAAAAAGCCTTAGTACCGCATCTTGGGAAACTCTTTCGGGGCCCTGCTGACAAAGGTCTTATCCGGACCTCTCTGGTACTCCAGAAACTCTTTCTCGAAGGCAGTGCAGAGAAAGTAATCATCAGCATCTGAGCAGTGTCCGAATCGTTCATAACTGATTTTCGTTTCTGGATCTGTCACCTTCTCCTTTTTCTTGGTCCCGTCTGAATCTTCCTTCAGGTAGGTGTAATCGTTGATTCCGTTGACGCAGGATTCGTCAAAGTAGATCTCAATGTCCTGGTATGGTTCGCCGGTTGCAGTGCGCTCGTGTATGGTGTTGATCCAGTTCAGGCGCATGACTACCGGCGGAGCCTTGCTTCCGATCTTCAGGACTGGCTTAAAGCGCTCCAGCTCCCGCATGATGATGGTGAAATCGTTCTGGCCACGCTCGTCACGTGTGTCCTTGGATTTTCCTGCAGGATCGCCACAGATGAACAGCCCGGCACCATGGCCAACAGCTTGCAGGTAGGCGGCCAGCAGCTTGGCAGTCTTTGGTGTGGAATTGTCCGGGTTCTTGGGACAGATCTCGTAAAAGTTGATGGCACGTCGAACGCCTTCCACGTTGTGAATTTGCCAAAGTCGGCAAGTCATGAACGGGTTGACGTTGAAGTCGAATGAGGCGAAAACAGCCAGTTCCGGATGGTATGGATATCGCCCTACCTGTCGCTGCCGGGACCATTGCTTGTAAGCCTCCCCTCCGGCCTTGCTGAACGGGTTGCCGTAGATCAGCATGTCCTGCAATCCTTCGTGAAGATTTGCCTTCATGTTGGGAATGTAGGAGGCTGGCAGGTTTTTGACATTGTGGTATGTGGAGCTGATTACCACAAACTTGGGTCCAATGCGCTTGCTGAAGTAGGTGGTCTCAGAATGGATCTGAGCGTTGATCTCGTCAATAAACTCGTCCAAATGAAACCACTCGTTGATCCAGGGCACTTTAGCGGGTGACGTGAAGATGTACAGAGGGTTCCATGGCATGTTGCTGGCCCTAAGGCGGCCCAGGATCACCTCTTTGACGGCTGACTCCTTTGTGTCTTTGGTTTCATCCAGGATGGCCCAGTCAATCTCGATACCATCCAGGGCCTTGTAGTTCTCCAGGGATCCGACATACACCACAGCGCCCCATGCGAAGCTGATAATGTTGTTGTAGTCCTTGAACGTGTGATGGCCGATGTTCCAATGCCCTGGAGGAATTCGGCCAATGGTGAAGTGGCCTTCGCCGGTCCGATCGTTGTACTCGGTGACACCAAAATCGTCACGCCAGACCTGCATCACCCGGTTCAGGGTTGATCGGTTCAGCTGAGAATGGGTATTGGCTGCAATCAGGCCAGTTGACATGGTGTACTGGCTGATGAGGGAGTAAGACACAATACCGGCGCAATGCGTTTTCCCCGATCCCTGACCGGCCATAAACAGGTTGACCGATGCCGAGGAAAAGATGATATCCTTCTGCGGCTCGGAGCAGGTTTCGATGGGATTGTGAATTTTTAACTCTGCGCTCATAACATTGCGTATAAACTTCGATCTTGGTTCTACGTGTGCTCTTGGTCGGAAACGGGGTCGATCGTCGTGCCTTCTACGGGAATTGTGTGCGTAGAGGAATCCTGAGGCAAGCCGTCTCTGGTCAAATTGATAACCACCGGCGGATTGAATGTGATCTGCGCTGCTGGCTTCTGTTCGTTGTCGGCTTTGAAAAAGCCCAGGTGCCGGCCAATGGCTTCCAGAGCTGAGGTTTTCGAATAGAGTTTGATCTTCACGTTCTTGGTCACTTCCTTGGTTTTCGGATTGGTTGTTTCAATCACCTGCACAGACTCGATGGCTGCGGTCATGTGCTTGGGCAGCTCATGGAGCTTGTCCAGAGCGATGGTGCCATCCGGATTCAGGAAATCGGTAATGTTGGAAAGCGCGATTGATCTGTACTCCTGGCCCAGTCGATTAGCGTCAATTCCCACGGAAATAGCCATAGCACTGTCTGCAAGGGCTATTTTAGCCTGCACCTTAGGGAGTCTTAGCAATTTGCTTGCAGTTATTTCCGCGGAATCTGGAGCATATCCTGCCCGAATGGCGGCCATCTTTCCGTTTCGATCCAGCACGTATTCTCGGCAGAAGATCATCTGCCGGTTGCTCAGGTTCTTCGAAGTAGACCGAGGCTTGCTCAATTCAGGTCTTTTTTTGGCCATTACCGGATTTCGTTAGGGTTTAACAGGTGGGACCAGCGGGTGTTTGCAAGATAGTCAAGAATCAGAGCCTTGAATTGTTCCAAGCTCGTTACCACTTCGCAACGGTAGCCTTCTGATTCCAACAATGCTGCAAGCTCAATCTGTTCAGGAGATGATTTTCCCTTGGCAGTTTTCATCTCGATGTACAGGCCGCAATCTGCAATCATCATCCGACTTGATCCTGCATATCGGTGAATCGCCAGAAACAAATCGGGAACTCCCTTGGTCAGTCCCATGGCCACGTCACGTGTTGCCGTTGCAATGTTCTTCTTTCCGGAATTGTGGTTCATGTAAAGCAGCTTCCGGATGGGTCGAAATTTATTCTTAAACCACATGACACATTCCTGCTGAAGCCGGTCTTCGGACCAGTTTTGAGTTGTGCCCGACATTGTGTCGTTGTGCCCGGGTTTGTGCCCGACATTTGAAAGTAGTGTAAGGTTCTGCATATCAGTTAATTATGAAGGTTTTTTCAGTTTGTGCCCGACATTTTTTCTACTTCTCTTTTTATACGTCTCTATTTGTACTTTTCCTATATTTTTCCCCTATTATTATATTAGTTTATTTATATTTAGTACAACTTCAACAGAAAAGTAGCTTCAAAGGTGGGCACAAGTGTTAAAATGGGAGCAAATCGTCTGGTTGTGAATTAGTTACAGCGTTTTCAATGTTGGGCACAATGTCGGGCACAATGTCGGGCACAATATTGAAATCCCAGAACCTTTGAGCCGTTTGATCGGAGCCCAGTGCCCGGGTTCTGCCCTCGCAAATTGTGTGTCCAGAGTAGTTGGACCAGGCCTCGAGCCACTTCTTCCAACGCTTCTCTGAGAGGTCTTTTTCGGCCCAACCGGCGAAGGCCAACCACTCTTTGTAGATGTGCTGCTTCGGCACTCTTTTGATGCCATTTTCGAGCAGTATTGGATCGAGATACCCTTTCATGAAATCAGGAAAATCAGGAGATGTGAGCTGAATGAGAGCCCTAAGATCGCGATTCAATGAGTGCGGAACAACAAGCCCTTTATTCAAGAATTCGAATATGCAGTTATGCATAAACTTATCGAAAGAGCTCCATTCTTCCGGCGTCCAATCAATAAAAAACTGTTTCCCGAACTCGTTGACAGGCTGCCAGTTGGAGCTGAAGTAGGGACTGATCTCATAGTCGGCTCTGCGTCGAAGCGATGACTGGCCCTGGCCTTGGACAACAAAATTGGTGCTGACCAAAACCTTGGGTGTTTCGGAGAACTTGGTCATGATTTCTTCTTTTCCCTTTTTTTCGACAGTGAGGCCTTGAGTGAGGGTGACATAAACAAATCCAAGGTCAAACCACTGGTGCACATCGTCGAAGTTGATGACGGAGTGGTAGTCCTTGTATCGCTGAAAAAGGAAAGACTTGTCAGGCCGAAATACACGGCCATCAATCAGCAGCGTTTGCCGCATCTGATTCACCATCTGGCCGATCAATGACTTCCCGGTCCCGCCGTTGGGCAGACTGGAGACCTGTTCGTCCATGAGGATCACGGCTTTGTTGAGACTTGGTGACTTAAAGCGATGCAGCAGGTAGCCGATGGCTGTATGCAAGGCCTCAGCACGCTCATCGTCTTTTCCGGATATGAGGTAAATGAACTGCTGGGCCATGGAGATGCCTGGAGCCGATTCTGGATAGTAGTCCCGGTCAATGATCTGATCTTGCCACACAAGCCCGGGAAGATCCTTGTGTGTTCGAAGCTGGGAAGCTCCGGACCTGGTCACTTCTACCCATCCATTTCGGTAAACGAAGTAAGATTCCCGGGCACCATCCCGCAGGATGTTCCTGTCGAGATCCGGCAGGAATTCGGCCTTGCCCATAGTGAAGAGACCGCGTTCGTTCTTGATCACGGCACGCTGAATGTCCTGGCGCCAGCACGGATCAATAGTGTGGTTCGGCGGGATGGTGACCTGTACCGGAAGCTTTTGGAGAATGTCAAAAACAATGCCCTTAACCTGGCCCATGTTGCGCCGGTAGATGATGTTGTCGATCACCTGCACGAGAATGAAGCCCTCATCCACCTCTCCCGGCATGTACCGGCGAAAGCCAAGTCCATGGAGAAATTTTTGCCAGAAACTGAGCTCGTCAACCTGGAGGGTTTTTTTCGATCCAGTTCCGGCAAAGTAGCAAAAGGATTCACGCCATTCGGGTGTGCCTCCGAGGCGCACATGCTCGATGATGGCGGTCGCCTGGGCCTCTGTGAGTTTGAACACCATCTTAATGCGAGTGTACACCTCGTCTGGTGCATGACCAGCTGGAAGAAGCTCCCTGACCATGATCTCAGCCGCATCCATGATGTTTGGATCTGGCAAAGCTTCGGGGATAACTCCATGCTCCCGGGCCTGGTTAATTCGGTCGGATTCGGCCTTTACTTTATTTTGGCGCTCCTGTTCTTCAAGTTTCTTTTTATAGTTCATTTTCAGGCCATTACAATGTCAAGAGATGGTTTTTGAACAATAGTGGGATCCTTTTCAATCCATTCGTCCAGTGTGTCAATTATTGCGGCCAGCTGGTCGCGATAGGCGGCCAAATCCAAGGGATTGACTGCTGCCATGGTGTTGATGGTGCGGACGGCATCGATGACAGACTTTCGGGTTTTGAGCTGCGTGACCTTGGCCTGGACGCGATCTTCCACCTGCTGGAAAAGTGCTGCGGTCTTTTGCTCCCCGGCAAGAATGAGCTGCCTTTTGACATCTTGGACTGCGGAAAAGGTGTCGTTTTCCCAAGATTCCATTTGGGTAATCTGCTGAGTCAGCGGAAGCCCGGAAATGCGAATCTTGTTCAGCCATGAGATGCAGGTTTCCCGGACGTTCAGCTCTATCAAAAACATGCATCCGGAAAGGATCTGATAGGGCTGGGCAAGGTGCTGAGTGAGATCTTTGGCGCGCCTGGGATCGGTGATCAGAAGCAAAATGTCGTCGACAGAGGGATACATGTCCGGGCTGGATCCAGACAGGAAAAGAGTGTTGGCTGCCTCGAACTGCTCGACAATTGATTTGTAGAGCGGATCCTTGAACATCTGACTGTTGATGTGATCTTTGATGGAGCCATACACCGATGGTTCGACATACAGGTGGCCAACGATCTTGGATTCAAGGTAGGCACGAAAATCTTTGAGGGAGGTGAATTTCATGATTACGCTTGCTTTAAAAGTTGAACATTGATTTTAATCATGACAGAATCCGGCATTGCACCCGGCACCGGTACCGTTTAAAAAGTCTAGTTGCATGCCCAGGCGAGAAATCTGCTCCATGTTCATCGATTCTTTGAACGTGCGCTCCGCAAGGTCTTCTTGAACCTGGGCCCATCGCATGATAGGGGCGTTGGTTTTAAAGTTTTCCCTCAGCTGTTGTTCTGGTTTCCAGAAGCAGTTCTGGCAGTTGGAATCGGCTGCAAACTTGATTTCCGAACCTTCCCAAAACTTCATGATCTGAGGACGCATCACCTTGTCGCGGATTAGTGGAAAAACAGGGGTTTGCCAGTTTTCGAACACTTCCCAGCGGTGTTTCCAATCGCCAGATTTGTACCTTTCACATCTAACCGGGTATTTGAGAGAGCCTCCAAAAAACCCATCTGCCCGCTCCATTTCATCGTATCGATATCCAATGTTGGTTCGAACCGGAAGGCCGGTGTATTTCAGGCACCACTCGAAAATCGGGACGATCTTGAACCAGGTCGTGCACCACCGCTTAATCTTGTTGGGAATGCACTGCCTCCATCGGATTGCCTGCTCCCAACCAATGCCCCGAACCCAGACTATTTCCTGCCCGATTTTTTGCTCGAGATCGAAAATTGTTCGAAGTACCTGGGGATCTTCCGAAGTGGCCACAAACTCTGGCCAATGGCTGCAAAATTTTTGCAGCCTATCGTTCACCATTTTTTTGATCGCCTTGTCGATGTGGGCCCCGGCATTGTGGCAATCGATGCACACCAATGCAAAGACAATTTGATCAGCAGGATAGTTGGCAGCGATGTAGGCAGAAGTGCGGCCCCCGGAAATGCTTGTTATGGTGGTGGGTTGGGTCATGGCAAAAAACAGCTTATGTCCTCACCCCTTACCTCCATATCTGCCAGAGTCTGGTTTCTAACCATTTTTTCGAGCACAGATATATACCTGGAATCCTTTCGGTAGTTTCCTGCTCTGGTTTTGCTTTCCTCCTTTTGCAGAAAAAGCTGGCGTTTTTTGTAATACAAAACCCCATCTACGAAATTGATCAGGTTTTGAATTTCTCCCACAGATGAGCCATTATCCCTCGCCACTGTCGCCATCAAAAGCACTTCATCTGTCCTCATTTCGATGGTGCCAAAGGTTTCTGAGCCTTTTGATATAGTTCTCACTTCTCCCCCTCATTCCCTCCTTTCGGATCTTCAACCGGCGCAGACCGGTCCTTGTTGACCTCAAACAAAGCAGCCACCTGCACGTAGGTAGCCACGGCAAGACAGAAGTCCCGCTTGCCGATCAGCTGCTTCTTAACATGCTCATCTACACATGTGAGCAGCCTATTGGAAACCTTTTTGGCCTCTTCCTTGAAGTGCTCATGCACCTGCGCCGGTACGAAGTAGGTATCTGGGGCCAGCGTCATCAAGCGCTCTGCCTCCCGGACTTTATGAAGGTCGTCCATGACCATTGATTTTACGTTTGACATGATTTTATGCGAATAGTTTTATTTGATGATCTACCCATCCAGGACCATAGCCTTTCAGCGAACCGTATGTGCTGACCAGCTGTTTGAAGATGGTGTCTTTGATTTCAGGCATCTCCGCAGCCTGGGCATGAAGCTGCCGGAGCAACCACCCGTTTTTGTATCCTTTGGAAACCCGTACCATCTCCAGCTCCTGCATCGAAAGTGTGTCCCATGGTTTTTTCAAGACCTCGGCCAGTTCCCCGCTTGCTTCCTTCATGGCCAGGAGCTCAGTCATGTCCACAAACTCAGCTTTCTTGAGCTTCTTGGGCGTGTTGAACACGTGACCACACTCAATGCAGCTCTGGGCGCTCAAATGCTGAAGCAGGCCGCAGCTGGGACATTCCTTGACCGGACTTGCGCCAATGGTCTTCTTCTTCTTCTCCTGCGTCTGGTGCAGCGTTGGAATCGGATCGTCAGCAGGATCGCCGAAGGTCCGGAAGTTCCCGCCCTGATCGATGATGATGGCGTGTCGCTTGGTCCCGTATGGCCGCAGCACGCGTCCCACCATCTGGAAATATAAGGACTTGGAGATGGTTGATCGGTAGAGAATCGCCACCTCGATGGATGGAATGTCAACGCCTTCGGTCAGAATGTTGACATTGGTCAATAGGTCAATGTCTCCGCGTCGAAGGGCATCCACGCTCTCGTTACGCTCGACAATGTTGGTCTCCCCATCCACATGCCGGATCCTGTAACCGGCTTCGGAAAAGAGGTTCACAACCTCCAGGCTAACCTTGACAGAAGGACAGAAAATCACGCCCTTTTTCCCGTCGGCAAACCGGCGATAGTTCTCCAGAAGTCCGTCATACATTTCCCTCTGGCTGAACTTGTCGGAGACCTGCTTTGAATCAAAATCACCGCGGCTGATCTTGAACTTGGATGTGTCAAATGCAGGACCGTAGAATCGCCCAGGGACAAGAAACCCTTCCCCGATCAGGTCTTTCATGGTGACAGGACAGACCATGTGATCGTACAGGTCACCCAAGCCCTTGCCGTCGGTGCGGTATGGAGTAGCGGTCAACCCGATGACGGTGCTGCCCTGGTTGTAGTAGTGGTCAATAAGGGCCTTCCAGGTCGGAGATGTACTGTGGTGACATTCATCCACAAAGACGACGTCAGCATGTGGTGGATTGCGGCGCCCGAGTGTCTGAATGGAGGCAACCTGTACGGGTGAAATAACACCCCGGCGCCCAGCCATAATGACACCCGGCCTGATGCCATACAATGCCAACCTTTCCACTGCATTGTCAACGAGTTCGGTCCTGTGAGCCATGAACAGAACTGTCTTACCCATCGATACCATTTCATAGATCAAACTGGCCGCGATGGTGGTTTTCCCGCCTCCCGTCGGCAGGCAGAGGATCACCCGAAAATGACCCTCTGCAACTGCCTGATGGAGCTGCTCGTTAGTTGTAATCTGATACGGACGAAGCGCAGGAATGGGCATTACTCTGTGATAATTACCAGGTCTTTAAGGATTTCAAGCTGGGCAGAAATGCACTGCTGAAAGAGTGACTCTTGGAGCTCGATCAGTTCGCCGGAAACAAGGTAGTAGGTCACATCCCGATCGGTGACATCCAGGCATGCGTCAACGCTGAAGACCGAAGCAGTCATTCCACTATAAATCGGATACTTGATTTTGAATTTGAATGTGATGTCTTCAACCGCCTTCCATTCGGTCAATTTTTTAACAGAACCTTTCTGGTTGTCAATATCCTCAACGGTTTTGTGAACCGTAACCCGGAAAGACTGAAGCTTTTCAATCAAAGTCCGGATGGCATCCTTGTCTTCGAAGATGAAGCCATACTGCTTGAGCAGGTCCACCAGCTGCTTGTGGGTAAAACGCTTGGTGGTGTTGATGCCAAAGGCTTCAATTTCCCTGCCAAGGATCAGGCGACCAGTGACGGTTGCACCCACGTATTCGGAAGATTCCTCTGTGACCAACTTAATAGATCTGGAGGCTTTGGAAACAACAACATGAGCACATTGTGGCGCCGGTTTGCGCTTCTGATAAAACTCTGCCGGAGCGTTGATGTTGCCGTCCAGGGCAACCCGCTTGCCTTGTTCGAGGGCTAAGGCATCGCCTTCGCGGACAGTTACCACTACTTCATGAACTCCCTCAGGAAGCGTGAGATTTTCGATGTTTACTTTCGACATATTGATAAAAATTAAGAAACCTTGAAAACAGCGGCTCCGGACTCATCGGTACCTTGATAAGTGGCTCCGCCAAACTGGATCTGATGCTGCCGTTCCTCGGGAAGCAGGTTTCTGGAGCGGATCCAGGAGCCATCCTCGGAGTAGTAGTGCATTTTGTTGCCGGTGTAATCCGGAATGCCATAAAGCTTTCCATCCACTTCCTGCTGGCCAGAGCGAAGTTCAATGCGTATGGTCTTGGCGTTAACGGTCTTGGTCTTGATCTGGTCTTTGTAGCTTTTGGCGGCTTCGGCAGCTTCCAGACCAATCACATCGATTTCATCGAGAACATGAAGCAGGTCACGCTTCTTTTCCTCGGCGTCCTGATCCGAAAGAGGTTGGTAAAACTTCTCGGATAGGACCTGGACTGCATCGTCCTTGATTGCCTGCCTCCTTAACTCCGGAGGCAGGTCTGAATAGATTTGTTGCATAACTATTTGATTGAAAGATTGTACAGCGTTTCAAGCCTTGCCCCATCCACCTTGGCACCTTCCTTCAGCGCCGCCTTGATGGCAGTTTTGTTGGGCTTCGGCTCAGGTGCCTTGGGAACATTCCAGTATTCGGCCGGGATTAAGGTCTCGTCCTCGATGACAACCTGATCGGACTTGCGTGTGCTAAGACTGGCAATGCCATATTCACCAACCACTTCGAGCCGGTAGACTCCGTTCTTGTCCACCTCACCGAAGGTCATCAGGGCCTTGAGAAGTGTGGTTTCCATCCTGTCGATCAAGTTCTGACGCTTCTGGGAAAACTTCTTCAGGTTCTCCATGTGATACTCCGCAGTGTTTACCTCCGCCTTCAGCACGTCAATGAAGTTCCGGTAGTTGATGACCTTTTGCCGCAGTTGTTCCCGGGATATTTCCAGAGCCTGAAATTGTTCCTCGGTGAGGTCACCGTCGTTTTCCTCGGCCATTTCCATCAGGCTCCGGAAGTTGGCCTCAATCTGCAAGAGACTGGGCAGTTGTGTTTTAGAGGGGACCAGATCGGTCCCCGTTTCTTTTGACTTTGACATATGATTTGAAAAAAAATGATTGACTTACTTACTTCATCCAGTCCGGCACGTCCTCATCAGCACCGGCGGCCATGGCAGCCTGAGCGGTTTCCTGAAGCTCTTTCGCTGTGGGTGCCGGTGCTGACTTCTCGAAGTTGGTTACATCGGTCTGAGGTGCAGCCTGGGCAGGTGCAGCCTTCTGAGCGATGGTCCTTTCCTCGATCAGCTTGGATAGGTTGGTGATCCAAGTCTGACAGGTCTCTTTGCTGATTTCGCCCTCCAGCTTTGCCAAAGTAGAAATCCTCTCAATTTCGGTGATGAGGGGATTCTCGGCCAAAGACTTCAGCGTTGCAATCAGCTTTCCTGGAGCCTTGACGGGAGGAAGGGTGCCACCATTGGCGTGTGCATCAGTGGTTTGGGCGCCATTCGCCGGTTGGGTTTGATCTGGGGTCTGTGGTGCAGCCTGGGCAGCAGCACTTTCCCGTTGAGCGATGATTTCCTTGGTCTTAGTAATCCAAGTGGAAACAGTTGCAGCGGCTGGCCCTTGATCGCATTTCTGCAATGTGGCATTTCGTTCAGCTTCGGTGATGTGTTTATTCTGAACCAGCGCACGCAGTTCATTCATCTGGGCATCAGAGGCCAGAACGACAGCCTCCTCAGCTTTGGAAGCATTAGCAGCGGGTGCCGGTTGAGATTCAACAACCTTGGCAGTAGTATCAATAGTTTCCTGCTCGAATTCTTCGGGAACATAGACCGAACCGTTAAAAATGTCTGGGCAGTAAAACTTCGCTGCATTGGAAATGCACCGGGCAAACAGCATGTTCTTTGGGAACTTCTCCAGATTCTTCACACCGGCTTTTCGGGCCATTTCAATTGTGAACTTTTCGTTCCCCACCACAACACGGTTCCCGCCTCGGATTTCAACAACCTTGATGGAGCACTCAATGTCGGTTGATGTGATGACGTCGTAGTCGTACTTTCCGGATCCTTTGATTTTGGCCGCAATCAAACCGGCGCCCAAAACCGGTTTCCCGGAAATGATGTGAATGCCTGACATGGCTGCGTATGGAGTGATGCCAAGTTCAGCTCCAGCCTGGACCTTGACCATGGCCTGCGCCAGACCTTTGGCGCCCTCAAACATTCCTGATTCGGCGAATACTTTCGCCAGGGTCTGAGCTTCGTTAAAGTTCGATGGAAGACCCTTGTAAACGGATAATTCTGACATGATTGAAAAAAATTAGAATTGTGGTATGCGATCAAAAAAGGACTCATGGTCCGCTGTGTCTGGAATCGTCGGGCCCATGTAGCCATTCCAGTTCGGGTTGGAGGCAAGCTCCATCACACGCTCAACCTGATCGGTCGGCATGTCAGTGACGTCATGAGCTTCCAGAATGTGGTGCCCATCGTCTGAGTGAGACATAACGCATTGGATCTTGGCAGTTTCCCGATCGGTTGCTGCCTGATGGGCAAGGATTGGGCTGCCATCCTGCGCAACGAGGATGAATGAATAGTTTTCCATAATTATTAAGCGAATTGGCGTCTTGTGGCAAGAATTGTGTTTTTCAAGGTCCGCGGACCGGGATTCAGACCGATGTAGGTCCGTAGGCTCTCGACACCGACATGAAGGGTGCCGATGTGCTTTCCGGTCAATACACCTTGTCTGACAAGGTTCCGGACGGTCTGCATGGATCTTCCACACATCGTTGATGCGATGGAAACCGGAACATATTCCGGCAGGACTTCCATGGACTTGAGCTGTGCTTTCAAAGATTCAACTTCCTCTGCCAACCTCTGTACTTCAATATGCAAGTTCATAATGATCTAATTGTTACAGGAGTAGCACAATGAAAATACAATCCACGCAACAGATGTGGCAAAAGCCCAGGCCAGTGCTTTACTATGGTCCTGATAGCTCTTATCCATAGCAGAAAGCCTCTCAGAAGTTACCTTAACGCCCTCAGAAGCTTGTTTTTGTGGAATATTGCCGGCCAAATAGTGCCGCCGAATGATCCCCTTGATGACAGAATTGAACATGTGAGTAAATGGTTATGCAGTTTTTTCCTGAAAATTTTTCCGGGCTTCAGCAAGCGTGTCTCTGAGATCCTTCAGATCCTTCATGAATTCGTAATCCCTTAAGCTGGAAGGATTTACCATGCCAGCACTCAATCGAGAGGCCTTCACATAGTTCAATTCATGTTTCTCCGAAAGCCTCTGAAGTTCCCCCTTTGGGAGTTTTTCTTTTGTCGTTGTATGCATTTCGTATATCTTTGATTGACTTAGTGCAAATGTATATGACCAAATGGAATAATTCAAAAGAAATATTCCAGAAACGCATAAAATATTTTACAATGCCACCTAACACAAGGCTCAGAGAGATTCGATCTAAGAATAAGATGAATCAAAGTGACTTTGCCAACCTGCTCGGGTTGACTCAATCGAGTTTATCGAAGTACGAGAATGGGTTGGCTGATGCGGCCAACGTCGCTCAGGTTTTGGCGGAAAAGTTGTCTATCAACCCAACCTGGTACCTTACAGGCCAGGGCACTATGTACATTGAGTCAAATGACAGGCCGATGATTGCTGGTGAATCAATTACACCCTACATCGTGGTTTCTGTTCAGAAATCAACCGGTTTTGCAGAGCGCTTAAAAACGGCCAGAAAAGCCCTTGGATATAACCAAGAGGAAGCCGCCAAGCTCTGTGGAATTGCCCGAATGACATTCAGTAGATATGAAAAAGGGGAAACTACCCCTGGAATAATATTTCAAAAATCCATTGCAGCTTCTCTTAATGTAGACCCTGAATGGCTGATGACCGGCGAAGGCATTCCGCCAAGAGGCAATGGAATAATGGCACCCGTTTCTAATTATCAATTCACCCAGCTTCCCATGCTTACCTACGCAGCTGCTGCCACGTTTGACGCCCTTAAGTTTTTTGAAAATGACTCAGAATACATGGGCAGTGGTTACACCGTCCTGAAGCAGCCAGGATATGACTACAAAAATGCCGTCGTCATCAACATCGAAGGCAATTCCATGGAGCCCAAGTTCCCATCTGGATCTAAGATTGTGGCAGTTCCTATGCCAGAGAACCAGTGGGAATATGCTTCAGGATACATTGCCATCAGTTTGAAGGCCGAAGTATTTATGTTTAAAAGAGTCAAGTCGGCAGGGCCGAAGTCTATTGTGTTGATCAGCGAAAATCCACAATTTCCGGAAGAAAGGGAGGTGGCTCTTGATTCGATCAACATCATGTGGAAGGTGCTGCACCTGGTCTATGCTCCGATATGATCTCGATCAAACCCGTTTTGGACCGCCTGAAAAAGGATGGAACTGGACAGGTCAGGATCCGGTGTATATATAAAGGTCATGTGCTATACCTAACCACTGGTATCTACATTCAATTAGACCAGTGGAATCCAAGAGCCAACGCCGGAAATCCAACTTGGGTCAAGTTGTCTCATCCGCTTGCGCAGCAGCACAACCATGCCTTGCTGTCGAGAATTGGCAGGTTGATCAAATTTACCCAGGAGGCCGCAGAAGAAGGAACATTCAGACTTGATGATCTGAAGACCATGCAGGCTGCCCGATGGTCACTGGGTCGGACCATTGATGAATACATTGCCCTCGAAGTGGATCCGGAATCGGTCAACACGGTCAAGATGTACAACATGCTCAAGTCGCGATGCATGAACTTCAAAGGATCTGATGTTGCCATCAACAAGGTGGACTATGTTTTTGTTAAAGGCCTGCAAAACTGGATGACCGCCAAAAAACTGAAGTCCAGTTCAATCCATCGGGGACTGAGCTATTTGAGGACCATCATGAATTTTGCCGTCAGAGTTCGTCAGATCAAGGCTGATCAAAACCCATTCCTTTCCATGACCTTGCCCGGAGGAAGCGTCAATAAAGAGCGCCTGGAGGAACATGAGCTAAACCTGATTTTGTCGTACAAATACTCCGGCAGCAACTACCTTTCTTTTCTTGCCGCCCGAACCTTTGCCCTGCAGTTCTACCTTGCCGGGATGAGGGTCGGCGATGTTCTGCAGATCAGGCAGGAAAACATTGAGGTCGGATGGCTGCACTACTTTATGGACAAGACAGGCAAGTTCATGCCGATTCCCGTCCCAGATCCGGCAAAAATGATTCTGGAGGAATTGTTTGACATCGAGAAGGATATCGAGCGTTTCCGCCCGGGCAGGTTCTTATTGCCTTGGATGGATGGAAACGAAGCCTGTGGCCGGGCAGAGATGCTGATCAAGGTTCAATCTGCCACAGCTCAGATCAACGCCAATCTCAAAGTTGTGGCCAGTCAGGTTGGCATAACGAAAAAGTTGACCAGTCACATGGCAAGGCATTGCTTTGCCGATCTGGCCCGGAAAAAGTCCAACGACCTGTATGCCATTTCTAAGGCATTGGGGCACGCTGATCTGAAAACAACCCAGGCCTATCTCAATTCGTTTGACACGGACGAAATCAGCAATCTGATGAACTCTATGTTCCCAAAAGTGATGCAGATTGGGTAAATAATTCTTTGTTTTTACAGCACAAAAAAGAAAAACAAAGTGGCCGCAAACCTCTGAAATTCAGAATTGTTTGCGGCCACAGACAAAAACAACCAATCAATAAAAATTCCTGTCGGGACTACTATATATAGGCTAAGATACTGATGTTGAGGATGGTTTAAATATGTTGTTAAGTATTTGGTAAATTCGAATGCGGTTTGGCCATTATTCAGCGACCCAGATTGTAATAAGCAAAGTAAAGTCAACAGTCAAAGTTTGCGTGCTATTGAACTGCAAAAACAATGTTTCTGCGTCCACCTTATCAATAAAAACCTCCCCTTGTAGGCTTTGCTGAAATTCCGGAATTCGAAATATTAAGCTATACCCATAATACAGTTCATCTAAAGTGTAGCCCGGAGGAATTGGAATTTGAAAAGATCCGTCATTTCCATCAGTGTATTCAAGTGCGCCAACAACGGTAATATTTACAACCTTGCCGATTTTGCTGTAATAATATGAATTAACAGTTATATCAGTAACGCCCAAACCATCCGGAATGAATTTATCAAGAAAGTCGGTATCTGCTGAAAGATTGCCCGATGTTGGCCTCCAAACAGCCGCACCATTGGTGCTATCAATGCACTCATAGGTCAGCCCAGTAGTAGTTGAATAAATTAAATATCCAACTGAATACCCTGCATCGGCATCAGAGTCAACAGTCGGCGCAGCAGACTGAACGCTGTAAGCTGCTGGTCCGGAAGACCCTCCAGATGACTCTTTGATGGCCACTAATAGCCACTTGCTTGCCGCCAGCTCGGTGGCGAAGTTGGAGGTCTTGAAACCCGCATCAAAACCAGGAGCCACATAGTTACACCGGTACAGCCCTTTGGCAGCAGCCGATCCAGTGTACTCATATACCGTCCCGAATTTCACAAACCCACCCGATGGCAACACCGGAATGATGCCACCTTCCGTATAGATGACCAGCTCCCAGTAGCTTTCTGTGTCTGGATCAACTCCGGGCTCAATGCCACCAAACGGACCAGCGTCAATGGCCTGGTAAATTTTGTTTTTCCATGTGACTTGGTTCCCGGACACATAGTCGTTTTTTTCCGGATCGTAGGAGGGGATGCCCAGCGCACTTACATTCGGTTCAATTGTGAACGAAAACAACAGGCTCCAGTCGTTTTCGTCAAACGCTCCGGCAGCCACAGGGTCTTCACAATACCAGATTCCCGCAGTTGTCAGGACTACCGAATCAGCCGGATAGGCAATGGTAGGGCGGTGAAACAACTTGCTTCCGATGTTGTTGACAACAGTCTGGACATCTCCGAAAAAATCAATCAGCTCCGCAAACTGGGATTGAGTTGGGAATTTCCCTGTTTCAAAATAGGCTTTAAGTTCTGCAATTGTTGCCATAGTAGTGAGCGATTAAAGTTTGACCATCAGAATGACAGCAAAGGAGGGCTGCACATTGTAGTGAGATTCGGCAGCGTTGGTGCCGTTGACCTTTCGGTTGACAACATGGCCGTTGGAGCCGTCAGTGAAATTGTTGCTTGCCACAATAGAGTCTCCATCCACATCTTCGACCAACACTTTCGGAACTGTATGTTGTGGCATCCCTGACTCAGAAGAACTCAACTGAATTCGGTTTTTGCCAAACTTCTGCCCTGGTGCATATTCGACAGCTGTGTCCCCGACATCAAGATCAGCCTGCAATCCGGACCCAACCAGCGCCCGGCCATTCAGGTTTGGCGTGCCGTTCCTGCCATCAGCAACAGCCCAACCAGTCCAAGAGCCAACACCCAGCCCGGTTGCAGTAGCGAAGACATCACTTTCGGCAGTCTGACCAGACAGCAACACCACAGACCGAACTTCGCCCCGAACGCCCTGGATAATGTGATCAATCACAGCAGAGAGTGGCACCCGGCCATCGTCATCGCCTACGACCAGCTGCATCCGATGGTCAGCAAAAACCCGAAACGGAGCTGAGTCCTGGTAGGCCGCATCAGAGCCAACGTCAATGATTTCTAAGTATGTCTCGGCCTTGTTGTCCTCAGCAGTTCCTTCGCCTGGGTTGACAATGCCCGGCTCGACATAGTACACCTTTCCGGCGTAATACACCCAACCTTCGGTGTTGGCCACGGCGAGCGTGTCAGCAGTGATGGCAAACCCGGAAAGGCGAAGGATGTGGTCAGATTCGTTGAATTGTGCAGGAAGCACAGCCTGAGCCACGCCGGTGACTGCATCAATTATGGAGTCCTGGAGATGCCGGAGATCGTCCTTGGACATCTCATGCAGTTGGCCCAGTGGTGGAAGTTGAATTTCTTTCATTTTAGTAGGTCTCTATCGTGAATGTAGTCCCGTAGGTCTTGTATGCCGTGACCAGCGCCTTTACCTGGAGCTGATTGGCTGCCGACATTGCCGCTGGAACGAAAACGGAAAAGTCTGGGCCCGGATCCGTAGGAGCTTTGTCGGCCAACTTAGGATGGTAAGCTTTTGGCAAGTAATCACCTGGAGCTGCTCCGCCATCTTCAAGACGGACGATGACAGTTCTGGCGGAATTATCCGGAATTTTCAGAGTGTACTTTGGCCGCTCGTAAAGCACGATGTAGATGCCAGGACCAAGCTTCTTGTTCAAAAATGCTTCCAGCACAGCTTTCTGGCCGGTGATGGAAACCTTGTCCAGTAGTTCGATCCGGTGCGCCAGGAAGTCATCATGGATCCTGCGAAACGGTTTGGCCAAGGCAAAAAGCCAATCCGTCCAGATCTGAATCCGGAGAAACGAGGGCAATGTATCGGCAATGAATGCGCCCCAGTTGATGGTAAAAATGAAATCCGGGAGCCTTGCCATTATGCTGCGATCATGGTGATGGTGGATTCTCCCGCCTGGTAGGTTGCGAAACCGGCGTCAGGAGAATAGCCTCTTTGTGAGGTAAACTCTGACCAGCTGGCAGAGCTGGCAGGCCTTCCGGAAATGGAATCTATTTCCACATCCTTAACGCCAGCAACAGCCTGAATTCGATCTGTCAGGGCCTGAATGCTGATGAAGCCATCCGCATCGCCGGTGTCGGCCAGATAGGCATTGATCGCATCAGCAACAGCAGCGCTGACCGCTGTTGACGAAAACAGGCCACTATAATATATTTTGATGGTCAGTTTGAGCTTGTCGGCAGCCCGGGAAACCATAACAGCCTTTGGTGCCACAAACTGAATCGCACTCAGCCAGGCCTGTCCATAAGTCAGCTCTGGAGCTGTCAGCACTCTAAGTGACCCAGATTCACCGGCGGCAACTTTCACCACAACCAACCCATTTTCCCTGCCGACAGTGGCCTTGGTTATATACCGTTTAGCAGGATCAATAACTGGATAGGTCACTTTAAAGTCGTCGCTGACCGTTGGGATGTCGCCCAGCTGTGCATCCTTAACCTTCTGGACCAGCCATTTGTCTGATCCGATAAATGCTTCATCAGCCAGACTGGTGAGCTCTGCCTTGGCTGTGTCCCACTGGACCTCCATGACGTAGGCAATGAAGGCGATCACCCATGCCCACAGTCGCCAGATGGCCACCCGGGAAGTTGATGAAAGCTGATTGAGCAGCACAACGGCTTGGTTGACTCCAGCAGGTGTGGTCAGGCCATTCAGGCTTGACATGGTGGCCTTTTCAGCCAAAATGGAGTTATATATTTCTGAAACGGTTCTTGCCATTACGATACAATAAATGGGTTGTTGACGCCTGATGCTGATCCGTTGGTGATCTGCATGTATCCAATTCCTCCAGGGCTGTACTGGGATGGAATTGGACCAGTGGAAATGATTGTGCCCCGATCTTGGAAATAGTTGGCAATCTGGTTGTCAGTGGCATCAATTAAAAGTGTTTGACCAGCCTGAAGAATGGAAGAAATCCCGGCCAGCCCATTGGCCACAATTAGGTCCATGACCTTACCGGCGTCACCATACAGCTGAATGGTGAAGTCAAGAATGGTTTGGTTTTCCCGGACCTGGACTTGTTGCATTACTTTTTTGAAAAGGTCCAGTAAGCAAGTGCATACAGACCGGTGAGTGGAATGGTGACCAAGTGCATGTTGCAGCGCTGGGTATAGTTGGGGAAATCAGGATTTTGGCCAGTCGCCAGATATCCGATGATGCAGTAAGCCGACACGAGCACGATGTAGAAAAAGGCTGTGTCGTAGATGATGTGTCCAAAAATTGCAAGCTTCATAACAGGATTAGTTGTGCCACCATCTGGCATATTGAAATATGTCTTTCTTAGGCCTGGTCACCAGCTTGAATCCGTTCCCGTAGTTACCTTCAAGAGTAAGGATCAGTTTCCCGCCTGGAGGAAGGCTGTGAACCATGGTCACATGCTGGACAGTTTTCTTGTTGTAGGAAACTCCGGCATGGTCCCCAGGCATGGCGTTAGATGGTTTCACAAGTCGGTTTTTTGGAAACCAGCTGGAGGCGATGCCGTTCCCTACCACCTTGTACCCACACTTCACTTTCCAGATGTAGACCTGGGCAAAGCCGCACCACATCATTCCAGGCTTTCCTCCGGCCTGGTAGATAATGCGATCAACTTCCGGACCAGTGTTTCTGCCGGTCTCCCGAATTCCTACCAGCTTTTTACCCTCAATTTGTGGGCAAGATGGTGGAGTTAGGCAGTAGCTAATACCACACAGGCCACAGCCAATGAGTAAAGCCAGAGCCAGGTTCTTAATCCTTCGATTGCCCATTTTTCATCCATTTCAAGGTTGTCTTTGCGCTTATCAGTTCCCCAAGCCTGAAAACTGGGGTCAATCACCTTCCGTATGTGCTGAAGCGTGTGGTCCAATAGTCCCGGAAAGCCCTGGTTCATTGCGAATGTGCACATGAAGCCTGCCAGAATAAACAGGGTAGGCCGGAAAAACAGAGGCCCCAGATAGTAGCCCAATGGCTGCAGCCCGGATGAGAAATCGTTTTCGCCCAACTGGATATTAGCCCAGTTCCAGAGGCTGACAAAAATCAGGATGGCAATAGGGAAATAGAACATCTCGTTCCACTTCGCCCAGAGTTGTTTAATTGAGTTCCACATTATTGTATTACAGATAGATTATAGAGCGTGTCAATGGATGTGCCCGGATTGTAGACCAACAAGCTTACCCGCTTCTTTCGGGTGCCCCAGTTGCCAGGCCACAAGTGTTTTATTTTCCAACGGTCTTTGGTTTCCAGGACCGCCAACCGGTTGATGGATTCAGTTTTTACGTGCGCAGAGTCATTATGAATCAGAACCGATCCGGACTCGAACTTTCCTTTCCACTTGATGGACTTGGCCTGAACTTTGACCGTGTCGTGAATCAGCACAGTGTCCCGGACCGGTACTTTTACAGTATTAATGGTGCTGATGGTAGCTTGAATCAGCCCTTCAACCTTTCCGATCTTAGCGCCCATCCTGCGCTCCATGTCAATGATGTCGTCCTGGGTCAGGTCATTGAAGGTTTGCCGATCAACAACGGCCTTTGGCTGCACGGCCATGGTTTCGCCGGTAGCGGCTTTCTTGATCAACGTTTCAGGCTGAATCGTGTTTTTCAGTCCATCCCTGCTCGTCTCTGCCTCATGCAGTTGCTTCCCTTGCTGAATCACCACGAAGATGAGGCCGCAAGAGATGACCAAAAAAATGAGGTAGATTTTGTAATTCACTGGGATTCAGACTTTTTGTTTTTCCATATACTTAATTGCAGACTTTAAACCTTCAAGAGCCACAGCTACTTCGTGCAGCGCTTTTGCCTGATCACCACTGGCCTTCTTTACTTCCTCGAAGGATTTTTCCAAATGGTCAACCTTTGTTTTTAAAATTGCAAGTCGCTCACGTATAAGAGCATAAACGCCAGCGGCACCAATTGCAATGGAAATCAACTCCGGAAGGTGCCCAAGGATTGTGTCAATCATAGGTAAATGGAATGGGCCAAAATAACCAACTGCATCACTGACCCGATACAGTTGTTACAAGTTTTGCTTTAACCAATCAAACAACTATGGCCACACTGCCATCAGGTCCAATCCGAATCTCAGCCGGAATGCCTTCAATCTGCTGGACCTGGGAGTTGAACTTGTTCTTCAGGTCGGACAGATTGGATCCGTTGATGTGCTGTTGCAATCCGATTCCCAGGGTCGGCCATTGCCGGAATTCGCCGGTGTTGGCCTTTAGTAGTAGGGCAACACGCTGCGCCTGGTCATCAGCGATGACGAAGTCCCCGGATGCGATCCGCGGGGAAAAATCTGAGTTTAATGCAATGTCATTCATCAGTGTTTGAAGTTAGGATTCTCGATGTCCTTCTGAGCTGTCGGCGTTATGGTTTTGGGAACATATGGCGGAGTGGCTGTTGCCGATGGTCCTGCAGGTGTTACGTGCGTATGCGTAGCGGCAAACTGCTCCAACTGGTTGACCCTGCTTTGAAGCTCCGAAATTACGGATGCCACTTTTCCGGAAATGGGGATTCCTCCGTTTTTCCCATCCAGGACCACAATGCTATCAACCTCTGACCATGCCGACAGGAAGCCTTCTGAATTAGACAGCATTGTCACGATCACCACGCTGTTGACCTTTGGCTTGATCAGGAATCCGGAAGCTTCCGAAGCAGCCAGCTGCACGCCAAACAAGGTGCCAGATCCATCCAGCGGATCAACGTCACAAACCATTCCAGAAACCTTTGTCACAGTTCCGGGAACGGCATAGTATTCGACATCTGGATCTGACAGCTGCCGGATATAGTCCTTGATTTTACTCTTTCCCTTTGGCATTATACGCGTTGATCAAGTTCAATTGCTTGCCGATATCCAGACATCCCCAAAGTTCTGCGAACAGACCTCACCAGGTAGCTGCCACGATTGTCTGTGGACTGTGGATCAAAGAGCTTCAGTTCATCACCATGCCGGACCATGGGCGTGCCAAACAGGGTGAATGTCCCTTCATAGCCCTCATACTTATACAGCGGCAAAAGCCTGTCAGCTTCGGCCTGCAGGTTGGCCGGATCCAGGTCATACCTGGTCACATTAACCTGATCACCATCCTCGTCAGATCCACGAGCCACAGCCTCGTATGACTTGCTGCCCCGTTTGGTTTTAACGGTGACCTTCACCCGATGATCTTCCTTGTTTCTGTACTCCAGGTCAGATTCAACCACATGGCGATCGAATCGAATGTCGTGCTTTTGCCGCAGCTCGGGAACATAGGCCTCGCCAACATACAGCGTGCCGTTTCGAAAGAATGATTGAATGTTGTACTGCTCCCGAAGCAATTCCAACACCTGGGCCTTGTTGGGCCTGCCTTTCACCCGAAGCTTGCCCATTCCGTATGGCGTGCCCAGTGTCACCTTGTAGGGTATGCCGGTCCCGGCCATCAGGTCTTGAATCAGGGTGTCAATCTTGAAGTTTTCCCAGGACTTGATATAGGCCTGTTGCTTGAGCTTCCACATCTGGTCTTCGCACTCGATCACAATCGGAGCCTCGGTTCCTACCCGGGTAACGAATCCGCGGAATACTTCTACCGGCGATTCATAACCAATCTTGATGACCACATCATCACCACGCTTGAATAGCGGGGCCACATTGGTATCAAGTTCTTCTTTGATGACGGTACCTTCTTTAATCACCAGTCGCCTGGGCAATTGAATCTGAGCCGTGTCAGTTGATCTTTCCCAGGATTCAAAGGTTTCCACTGAGTGCACGTAGGTGAACTCAAGCTTTCCGATGGTGATATGACAGCAAGGGCGCAGCATGCTTATTGAGTTGCCAGTTCAGTTTCGAGCGCAGATTCAGACAGGGCCATGATCTCAAACATCTGCTCACCTTCAACACCTTCCTCCTGCCAGAGCCGATATGAAGCGATGACCATCCTGGTGATGCCAAACACTTCACGCAGATACGGAGACTCCACATCCACAGCAATTTTGGCACGACAGACTTTGAGTAGGTTCTGAACGGCCACCAGCGGATACAGATATCCCAGTCCAACGATTTTTCCCTTCAGAGAAATGGAAAAGTCACCATCGCTGATGTATTCCTTGACGGTCCCGTCCCTGCCATTCACCGGCGTAGTCACGATGTTGCGCTCCTGAGTAACCTCGTGCAGCACTACGTCGAGGACAATGCTGCTGGGAGAAATTGATGCCCCGGTAGATGGATTGCGGTGCCCCGGAGCTGAGATTACACAGTTACTGATGATCGGCGTTCCGAAGGTTGAATACCCTGCCTTAAAACGATCGTCGGTGTCAAAGAACTGATCTGAGTTTGGATCGAACGCAATTGCGGATCCGGGCAGATCATCGCCTTGACCAGCCCTGTACAGGTACACCTTCCGGGAGTCAAGTCCCAGGCTCCGGATAAGCAGGTATGGATTTGGCGGAGACTGAGCAAGTTGATTTCCTACCCGGGCCGCATCAAGGCCGGGCTGAGTGGCCAGAAGTCCACCAATAAGGTCGTTGGCCGCAGTAGATGGGAATTCACGCATGGTTATCGGGTTGGGGCTAAGATCTTGGCATCGGCAACAGCTTCAGCCAATACGTTTGAAATTTCTTTTCTAACTGTCGCCTTGACCATCGGCATGTCTGTGGCGTTCTGGAATACGATGTCGCCCTTCATGACCGCGTCCATGGTGATATTGAGGATCTTGGGAGCTGAAGCCGAAAGAGATGAATCGATATTTCCTGGTCCTTGACTGGCGGCCCCGCCTTCCCGAAGCTTCTTTTCGTCAGGAGTCAGCAGATCGTCGCCTGAGCCTATGCCAAACATCTTTTTGTACTCCTGCTCTGCCTGACGCTGCTCATAAGTCAAGGCTCGAAAATTTGCTTCTGCCTGCGCAATTGTTTTATCAATAACATTCAGTCCTTTCATCGCGCTGACTCCAAATAATTCAAAAACAGTAGTGGTACCACTTCCTGTATTAAGGTTGTTTTTGTATTGAGTTGGGGAACCTCCAGTAACCCCTAAATTTTTTGTAGTTACATCTCGAAAAAAGTCAACACCAGGCCGGTTTGCATATTGTTTTTGGTAAATTTCCTTTAACTGTGGGTTCATTTTCAAGACATTAGGAATGCTCGAAGCAACAGCAGCAGAAAAAGCAGCAAGTTCTCCACGTGCAGAAATCAGAGTTGCTTGTTGCTTGGTTTTCATATCCTCTTGCTTTTGCAGCGCAATCTTGCTTTCTGTTCGGGAAATAATGTCATCCAGGGCCCCAACCATCACGTGCATTTGACCGGCTTCGGCCTTCATGTAGCCCAGCTGCTGAGGGTATTCCCGGATCATCTTCTTCATCAGCTCCAGGCGCTCCTTTTCAGGCTTGTTGGCATCGACCAAAGCGTCCCTGACTTTGAACAGCTCCATCCGCTGTTCTTTCATCTGGCGGACATTTTCCTGATCAATATCCATCAGGTCTCCGATGTAGGAAAGTGTGGCATACTTGATGTCCTGCCATGATTTCAGCTGGGCCTCAAACTTGTGACCCATGCCGATCATGAGCTGCTCCTGAACGTCGGCAAGGTTGGACTCCCGACCTTTCAAGGTCTCCATGACAGCGGCCATGTTTCCGGCAACACCTTCCATTTTCCCGAATTGGGTGATGGCCTTCATGACTCCTGTCGCGGTGCGCTCTGCTTCTACGGTCTGACCGCGGAAAGACAGCCGGATCTTGTCTCCAGCACGCTCAACTTTGATTCCGAACTCTTTCCATCGTTCTGAGTTGTCGATGTCAGAAATGGCTTCAGACAGGTCGTCGAAGGTCTTGGTCGGAGTAAGGCTTGCAAAGTCTCCCAGGTTGATCAGTTCATTTTTCAGCGGTCTTACACCCCGGTTGGCCAGATTGACATAGGACTTGAGTAAGTTGCTCATCTCAAAAGGAGTTTGCTTTGCCAACTCCTGAATCATGACCATGCCCTGAGCTGCACTTCTCTGACTGCTGATGGCATTGCCGAGCGAAGCCTGATAAGCATCAAACTGTCCAGTCAGTTCAACAAGCTGACCCGACAATCCAACAATGGTATCCAGGGCCCGGGTGCCGTACTGACCGGCGATCATGCCCAGTCCGATCTTTCCAAAACTCTCTGAACTTTTCTCCGTTTTTTTAAACGTCTGGTCCAGATGCACCAGCTTGGCCTCAAACTTTTGAAGCTTCCCAGTTGCTAAGTCCTTGAGGTTAAGGATATATTCTACTCCTTCTTGCATTGCTTTTTTAGCTTACATTTGGACTCAATTCAAATTCTACTGCCATGATCATCATCGGATTCGGGTTTCTTGTATTTGTTCTTGTCGTCTTCATGCTTTTTTCCGGCACCAAAAAGGCTGTCAAATCATATGGAGAAGAAACGGAGAAGGCTTTAAAAAACGAGTTTAAGAAAGACATTTCTCAGCGGCATTGGTGAAAGCAAAAAGGGCGATTATCGCCCCTTCTGTTGTTTTAGTACCCATTTGAGCCCACTCCACACTTCGAAAAACCTGTCATCGTCCATGTCGTTGGGTTCCATGTGCAAGTGGAATCGAATCAGGGCATTGGCCTTCGGGTAAAAGTCTAAGTTGTCAGGGGTTCGGATGTCGAACTGTTCAGACTTTTTTTTAGCTCCCCGTTGCGAATCATCATCAGCCTCCTGACCAAAGGCAGGCACTGCATGAACAATTCGTCGTTGGTGAACACTTCAGGATCGTACATCCCTGGGACAAGCATGTCCTTGAGAACCACTTCCAGTGCCTGCATGATGTCACGGTCGCTCATGGCCAGCCAGACAGAAACTGCAGGTCGGGATGGCTTGGTGACCATGCAGTGAGTAGACTCAGTGCACTCGTCATCCAGGAAAAGCTCAAACACATAGACCGGCTTGCCAAGTCGTGTCTGAGCTTCTGCCCGTTGTTCTTCTGAAACCTTATAGGCCATCTTTGAATTCAATGTCGCCAATGATCAAAGGAAGCTCCACGATGGTATTCATGTCGCCCTCAGAAGTATCGAGTCCATTTTCAGTGAATTCAACATACTTCAGGATGGTGGTCTTGGACTGAGTTCCATACACCACACGACAAGTGATTTCAAAAGGGGGCAGGTCTTGCAGCCTTCCGGTTGTAGATGACTTCACAAGTGCCCACACAACGTCCAGAAACAGAGTGATGCTGCCCTCGTATTCAATCTTCCCCTTTGTGCGGTTGTATGGCTTACGACCGGCGCCATAGTTGTTCTGCTTCTGCTGCATATCCTTGTAAGTGATACGCTGCACGCCGGTAGTTGGCACACCAAGAATTGAGAAGGTGAAGGATGCCCAGGATGCCCCGTTGCCGCCTTCAAGTGTGATTTCTGCCATTAGACTGTCACGTTGAATGAGAAGTTGACAATAATGTTACGAGCCACACCAACTGGGACCACCTTAGCGGCAATCTCAAGTGTTGATGTGTTGACGATGTCCTGATCCGGATCCACCAGAATAGTGTATTCTGAGATTTCGCCTGTCCGAAGCATCTGATCGAGTGCACGACCTCCCTGCGCACGAAGCGCAGCCACAACATCCTTCTGGATCAATCCACCTTCCAACAGGATCGGGCCAGACAAAGTAGGCAGGTAGGCTGCCCGAAGCAGTCGGTAAGCCTTGTTCGCCACGGTGATGCGTTCAATCGCATTGTAGTCGGACGAGGCCACGTTCGCGTTGAGCGAATCATTCAGGTAGGTACCTGAGATGCCGACATGCTTACGCGGGAAGATGTACCGGTAATCCTGAAGAGACCCCAAGGCACCGGCAGACAAGTTCTTGATCAGCTCACCAGAGATGAGTGATGGAGTGTCCAGTTCTTTCCCTGTCACCAGGTTGAACTTGGAAACCCATCCAATAGATTCGTGAGCCAAGGCCTTCGAGTGTGCTCCGATGACGGCACCAATCATTCCAACAGGAACGCCGGTTGAGGTCGACAATGCAGCACCTTCGTTTCCGGCATCTGCACCAATCACCACACCCACATTTGGAGCGGTCAATTCAGACAGATCGGGCCAATCCGTTGAAAGCTCCCAGTTGCCTGGGTTTGCTTCCAAAAACACAACCACTGGCATGTGCTCAGACTTGAGTGTGTTGCAGATGGTCTGAATACTGGTCACATGAGCAGTTGTGAACTGGTCCTGATTGAGTGAAAGAACGCCAATCCTGCGACACTGCCCGGAAGCAGCACGCTGAAGCGTTGTGATTTCAGCGAAGTCAAACGATGATGGTGCAGCGAAGCATCCAACCCAGATCTTCATTCCCGGGTTAAGCCGGAAAGCTTCTTTCAAAGCATAGTGAAGAAGAAGGATTTCGGTGTCGCTGGCATCATCAGTAATGCCCAGCGATTCGGCTTCGGTCAGGCTGAATACAGGCTTCACCCGATCATCAGTCGCAAAACCATCCGGAAGAACGGATCCGGTGTACGCCACCAGTCCGGAGATGTGATCTTCACCAGGCAACTGAGGATTCAGGTTGCCATCGGTGAAGTTTATGGTCAAATCGTTTAGTGCCATGTTGGTAAATTGTTGGGATAAAAGTTAGGGAGGTGTTACCCTCCCTTTTCTTTGATCGGGTTCAACTTTTAGAGCTTGAACATGACAACCTCTTCAGGGAGTCCAATCTGCACGTCCATCTTGAACAGCATCTTGATGAACCACAGCTCAGAGTTCGCCTGAAGTGGGCTGAACTTGATGCTGGAAGCTTCTCCCTCTGATGTCATGGTTGAGTCAAGACCCATCCACAACTGAGAGTCCATAGACGGCCCGGACTTGGCAAGCACGATGGTGTTGTCAGGGCATCCGGCCAGCGGAACGATGCGCTTTCCGTTGTAGCTCATTACACCACCTGAAGTGATGTCAACACCTTTGTATTGCTGATCCTGCTGCGCACGGCGGTAGAATTCCGCTGTCGCATACGACACATGGTACTTCATGCCAGGATCAAACAGCAATGCTTTTGGAATCAACTGGTGGCAGTCTTCCAAAGCGTCGATGACGTTGTCCTCAGAGATCGTGAATGGACTTGCCACATCATTGGTGTCGGAAGAAGCAGTCAATTTCTTGATCAGACCATCAAAATACTTCAGGTTGGACGTCAAAGACGTGTCGCCCTGCCAGATGATGGTGTCAAAGAAGCTGGCCACGAACTTGAGGTGCTCCTGGATGATCTGAGACTCAGCCGACACCGGTAACCGGCGATCGATTAAAGCATCGTTCATCTGAGCAGCGATCCAGTGCTCTTCGAAGTCACGAGGGTTAAATTCATGATACAACATGAAGTCAGCTGGGGTCAGCGCCCGGCCATCAACAGTCATAGTTCCCTGACTTGTAGGAGTCGCAGTGCGATCCTGAATCAGGTTTGCAACCTTCAATGAAGGGATGGTGAATTTCTTCACAACATTGTCCTTCATGTAGATGTGACCACCTTTTACGGTGTCAGCGCCGGTGAGGGCCTTGACAACAAACCCGGAAGCTGCTTCCCCGGCGTAGGTGGTGTCGTTAAGTACGAGAGCCATTATTTATGTAGATAAAAGGTGGTACGTGAATTTGATGGAGATTAAACCTTTGCTCCCTGGTTTTTGATCTGAAGCTCGGCCATGTAGCCAGCTGCGGTGAATTTCTTCTCGCCCTTGTTTTGAACGTCAAGATTCGGTGCCTGACGATTGGTGGCAAGACCATCCAGCAATGCCTTGGTACCTTCGAAATCGGCAGTTGCCTTTTCGATAAAGGTGTTTTTGGCATCTTCCTTGATCTTTCCTTCTGCGATGGCATTGGCGATCAGGTTGGTGGCACGCTCTGCTTCAAGAGTCTGAAGTTTTGCTTCAACAGTGGCCAGCTTGTTTGTGGCTTCAGTGAGCTTATTGGTGGCATCCTCTGCCTTGGCGTTGGCCGCAGCCAGATCGGACTCAGCCTTTGACTTGACATCAGCCAGATTGGTGGCCAGTTCTTCGTACTTGGCTTTAGCAACTGTCTCCATGGTTGGATTATTTATATTTGAAAAAAACTTGTTGGTAGCGGTCAGGATTGACTTTGCCAGATTCTCGGCATCGTCTGCTTCCTCGATTTCAATTTCGAGATCAAAAATTTCATCCACCAAACCCAGAGCAAGGCATTCCTCTGCGTTCAGGTAGGTGGTTTTGGCCATCATGGTCTGCATTTCCTCCCTTGAGCATGTTGCCCTTTTGGATAGAATGTCCAGGATGGAATTGTTCATTTTGTCAATGGAATCAGAGTTGGAGTCAGCTCCAGCCTGAACAGGGTGCATCATGCAGATGGCATGACTGGCCATGTATCTCTTTTTTCCAGCCTGGGCGATTACCAGACCCATTGACATGGCCACACCGTCAATGTAGGTGTTGACCGGAATCTCGGAAGCAATCAAAGTCCCATACATGCCAAGGCCTTCTGTGACATACCCACCAACTGAGTTGATTCGGTAGTCAATGCCTTCACATTTCTGGCCATTCACGCCATAGCGAGAGATATCGTCGATTGCCCAGGCAAGGTATTTTGCCGATTGCTTTTCGACCTCGTCGTAAAGGCGTATAGTGCTTCGCATGTTGCAAAAAGACATTTCATATTCCTGAAATGATTTAATTGTTACAATTATTTTTACGGAATATCATTATGTATCTGAAATTGATACATTTGAGGCATGAACAAGTCGATCGCTCATGCCAACCTGACGGGGGAGTTGGCCAGACGGTTTGAAAGCGCATGTCACCGGAAGGATCACGGTTTTCGTGCAGCATTTGTCCGTGACGCAGTTCGCGAGAAACTGGACAGAGACTTTCCCCGGCCACCACAGCCTGATCGAAAGACCAAAACTTAATCCTAACTTTTTATGAAAAAACTATTCCTTCTGGGGGTATTCCTCCAAATGTCGCTGATTGTCAGCGCACAATTTATTACCATCGATTCGGCCATCAGCAGGGATCCGTTTGTTCGGCTCCGGTTTGACATGAATCCAAGTCATGGGCTCAGTAAGATCTATTTGCTGGAAAACGGAGTCACGATTGACCGATATCTGACACCAGACACTTCCACCAGGGACCGGCAGAGCTGGGTCTATCAGAAGGCACCCGGGACATATACCTATCAGGTGATGTATCAGAAGTGGGGCGCCGGTTGTGGTCAATGCTTCACCAGCACCCCGGGTCTGAGGATCCAGGTTGGACCAAATCCATGCCAGCTTCCTACATTTCTGGAAGCTGGGCAAACCGGACCAAAGATGATCACAATGACTTGGGGACTCTGTCCGGCATGCACCAGTTACACTGTTACTTACCGGCGCATCAATTCAACTAATTCGGCGGTCGTTCCTCCACCAGACCAAAACGTGTTGGCAAGTGCTGACCGGTTTAGCAATCTGGTCCCAACCACAGTGGAAAACCAGACCCAGATCATCAACAGGTCGTCCGGCACCTCATTCGATGGATGGTGGTATCAAGTGGATCTCAGATGCAATGGTGTCCCAGGACCACTCAACAAGCTCACTAAAATGGTTTTTGTCGCACCATAGGCTTTTCGCGTGATGAGACATGCAAAGAAAATCAACTGCCCAGCTTGCAACACGCCCAGAAACCGGGAAAAGTATATCCTGGAACATTTGAATCGGCCCTACTTCATATGCCGGGAATGCATTCAAAAGCAAAAGCAGCAAGGCAAAGAGCGGGTTCGGCAGGCTGCTGACAATGCAGGCATGACCTTTTATCGAGTGACGCCATCATCATTTGAGGTGTACGTTCGGTTTGGACAGACAGAAGTACCACAAGGATTTAAGCCATTATGAGTAAGCGACCAGTAATTGTATGCATGGGCCGATTCGGCGATGTGTATCAGGCAGCAAAAGCCTGTCCAGTTCCGGCCATTGTTTTCACCAGTCAAACCTTTGCTCCGATCATTCGGCAGCTTTGCCCTCAGCACGAGGTCATGGTTTACACTGGCAAGGAAACTGGAATCGGCAGATCCATGAGCATTGCGTCGGCAAGGTTTCCAGGGCATGAAATCATGCCAGCTCAACAACATCCAATGCCGATGGAGGTCCGGGCTGAGTTCCGGAACTATCAGGTATATCAGGAATGGCAGGCCGGGAAACGGGAGTATAGCTACGAGCGGAGAGCGTTCGACCTGCGCACCATCAGCAGGGCAGTAGTCCACTTTGGGGGCATCAGCTCACCAGTGACTGGAATGGAGCGGGTGAAGCGGAATGTTTTTCAGGGTCTTCGGGCTGCTGGTCTGGATGTGGTGGAATACGAGCAGGCCGATGACTTCATTCGGGCGCATGCGGAGTTCAACGACCCGAATACACTGTATGTGGTCAACGACAGTGTCGAGTATCACATGTGCGATACTGCGCCGGTCATCATCATGTCCAGGTCCATTCAGTGGGCACAGAGCAGCCCGAAGCCAAACTGCATCGGTAGGCTCACTCACGAGCAGCTGTACTTGGATTACAGTGAGCTGCTGGCCATTATCCATCGGGCCACATCCATGCGACCTCTGGCCGATCACTTTCCGGCAAAGAACTACCTGGTCTTTTCGGAATACACTCCCCGAGATTCGGACACGTTCAAACGGCACGGTTGGGCTCAGATCTCTTGGGCAAAAGCAATTGAAACGGACTACCATGTGGATCTGGCTCCATTCAGCGATGAAGGGCTTCCGTTGGTCAACGAGATGCTGGCTAAGTCGCTGGAGCTGTCCCAGCATTCGGATGACTTGATCATCCTGCTGAATCGGGACATCTGTCTGGTTCCGGAAGCGGTAGGCATGCTCAGAGCGTTCATGGATTCCCGGGACATTGATGCATGCTACCTGCACCATGTCAACGTCAGGTTCGAGAAGCCATTGACCTACACCGACATCATGAACATGCCTCACGATTGGGGTGTTGATGCCTTTGTTTTCCGGCCATCTGCCAAGGCTATTCAGGAGCTGGTTGAAGTTCCGCTCTACCTGGGAAGAACGGATTGGGATAATTACTGGGCCTCTGTGGTGAAGGTGCGGTGCCCATACAACCTGATCTATCACTACCCGCATACCGGCGAATGGAAAGGATCTGATCCTCAGGTTATGGCCCAGAACGAGCAGAACCAGGCCAACATCATGGCCAAGGTTGAGCCAATGGTCTACGATCAGGTTGGGTTTCGAGGGTTGGGACCGATCAGCTGAAAATAAAAAAGCCCTGGTTTCCCAAGGCTTTTTTTTTCGATCCGGCTTTACCGATTAAACTCCAACTGTCTGAACAGAGAAGGAAGTCCGGATGTCGGCAAGGGTTTCCTTCACGATAACCCTCACAGTCCTTCCGGTTGAGTTGGTCATTCGGAATTCGGAATACGCCGAAGTGTTGTAGGGCGAAGCTTCCGGCTGCTTCAATGTGCCCCAGTGAATTTTGTCTCCATCAAATTCACGAGATGGAGAAGCACCGGCGGAAACCGGGTTTGTTGATTCGGGACTGATAACAGTCGCCATTATTCTGATTGCTCCCATGGAAAAAAAATTATTGTGCTACAATTTGAGCAAAAATGATTGTATTGATATGGCTATATATCCATTTGTTACAACTATTTTTGTCCGGATGATTGTCACATACACGGATTAGCGTCCATGCATGTGTGTTTTGGCATGAAAGAACATGTGGTTTTCCTGACCAAAAGGGCCCAGATTTTATCCGGGCCTTTTTTTATGCCGGTTCCTCAATCTGCACATCAATATTCAGCTCAGTGACCGTGTCAATATCAAAGTTGGTCTTGGACCATTCGTAGGCCTCAGAGTTTCGGTCATTGGCAGTGGTGTTGAACGAGATCCGGTAGACCAATGGGTATTCGAATCGGTCATCTACGGAGGCTGACTTGCGAACGATCGGCGTCCATCCATCCAGCGCATAAGCCGCTTCCTTTGCCGGGGTCCATCCGTGAATGGGCCTGGTAATGGTGTCAATGATTTTCAAATGGTCCAGAATACTGGCCTGATCCCTGATGGCGATGAGCAGGCTAAATTCAATCTGCGCCTGCTGGCCACCATAACCGGCTCCAGAGGCAAGGTAGTTGATGGATGGGAAATCCATGAACACCAGGAAGGCGCCGGTTGCCTGCTTTTTGAAAAGGTCGTCGAGGTTCCCGTTCCAGAACTGGACGTCCACTTTCTTGGATACTTCGGCCTTGATGCGATCGTTCAAGGCGTTGAATAGTTGTGCGATCAGGTACATGACTTTATATTTTGAGGGCCTTCAGTATTTCACCACTGACTTTCTTTTTCATACCGGCGTTCAAGTTCCTGGAGTCGCCAACGAATTGCCGCTTTGGCATCTTCCCGCCGTTCTTAGTCTTCCCGCCGGTGTTGTGCACCTTGGCATACTTCAGATCCGATCCGATGACGATCTGCCCAGGTGCAGTCCGAAGCACCCGAATGGATGAACGGAGCGCCCCGGACTGCACAAGTGTTGCCCTGGTCCTGTCGGCTCTCGTGAAACCAGTGTACTTGCCTGCCTGGTCCCAACTGGCCCGACCTGAATACAGGTATCTGGTGCCCTTTTCGTTCTTCTGCTTCCGCTTCGGTAGCTGCCACGGCTCCAGCGTTGAATCGGTGAAACCACCATCTCTGAAGGATTGCCGGAAATGGTTCAAGGCCTGGTTCCCCAGCTGTCTGGGCAACTTGTTCTTGAGCTGCGCCATGGCCCTAACCTTGGCCTTCAGATTGAGCTTTTTCATCTTTTGCCGAACTGTCAAAATGGTTGGCAATTTTTTCGAGAAATCTGTTGGACCGTTCCAGTTGCTCCAAAATCTGAGTTGTTTTCCAGTACCAACAGAAAACTTCTCTGCAAACCAACAAAAAAAGAAGTAGTCCTACTGCTGAAACAAGCAAAATAAACTTGAAGTTTTCCATAACTCTAAAATATTAATCAGTCACAAGTGTAAGTATTTTTTAACTTTTTTTTGGAGAATTCAATTTTATAGGTTGACCTTTGTCACAAGCGCCGTTATCAATGTATTCTCTTTTTTATGCAACGCCTCACATTTAATTTGTTCTTGGCTTGGATGGTGGAGTTCCGTAAGGGCTTCCGGTTCTTTCGTTGCATGACATTGAACGGCGCTTACATCCAAGCCATATTTTTAAAAACCAACTTTCAAAATGAGTGTAAGCGCCCTCAGCATGAAGGATCGGAACGGGTTTCCTATTCTTCAAATCGATCCGATTTCTTCGGAGTCAATCAATTTAATTTTTAACATTCTTGAAGCCGACATTTCGATGTTGGCCAAAGAGCACAGGAACTTGGGCTTAGGCGTAGAACACGCCGAAGAAACTTTGTATTCTGAAGCCAAAATGAGAACTGCTGCATTTCTTTTTCTTGAAGAAATGGGCCTTTGGCATGCATTTACGTTTTGGGCACATGACGCAAATGGCATGGATTTGCGCAAGGAAAAGCTGACCAGTATTTACTCAGAAGAAGAAATTAAGTACCATGGTGCAGCTTAGTCAAAACGGAGAATTGGTGCCTGTTTACAGGCACCTACCATTTCTTGCAGTAAATGCATTGGAATTGTATCAATTCCTTTCGGGTGAAAATTTTGGTCAATATAGCACATGGGTTGCGCAGGGGTTGCGCAAAAGTCGATCTGAGGAAGGGAGGGGGCATTTGTTGGTTCCAGAAGGAAACAAGGTATGCATGTACTTATCTATCCCAGTGGCGCAAATCTTTAACCGATGTTTGAAAACTGAAAAGTTTGAAATCATTTCAAATTTTTTTCGCATCCTAAACACTCAGGCACAGACCCATACTGCGCAGGCCATTCAAAAAGTGGAGCCTCAAACAGGAATGCCAGCACTTTTTGAAAAAGACGGTGTTCAGGCAGTTTCGGCCCGAGACTTGTGTGAAAAACTGGGATTGGATCTAACACACTGGTCAAGGTGGTACAAAAAGAACATTTTGGACAATCAGTTTGCCATTGAAGGGGAGGATTATTTTTCACTCGCCACGATGGCGAGTGAAAGAAAACCAGGCAATTACGCTCAAGACTTTGCCCTTTCAATTGATTTTGCAAAAAGAGTGGCCATGATGACAAGGACAGAGCAAGGGGAGAAAATTCGCCGGTACTTTATTGATTGCGAAAAGGCAGCTAAAGCCATGGCCTCGTTTCAACGTAATACTCCTCAAATTAGTGCTTTGGAGGCCAGAATTAAAGCATTAGAAGCTCAGACAGCTCCTATTAAATATTTTTCTATTTCAGAATACGCTAAAGCACAGGGCATTAAATTGAAGTCTTCCGATTCCAGTCGGTTTGGTCAATTGGCTGTTCAAATGTGCAAAAGCAGAGGAATACAAACCGGAGAAATGCCGCATGGCAAAATCGGGAAAATCAAAACCTACCCAATTTCTGTATTGGAGGCGATTTTTGACAAGTAGCGATTCGGTTTTAAATGTGAGGCCCCGGTTAATAGCCGGGGTTTTTTATTTTCTAATTTTTTCATATGCCTTAGAAAATAGCCGCCTTGATTCTTCGGCAAAAACTGCTTTGCTCTTTTCTGTCTGACCTTCAATATATCGATCTGGCCCGTACACTACATTTTTGGGCATTTCAAACCTCCTGGCATACTTGTCAGGATTTTTTTCTATTTCATCCCAGTCGAGTTTCATATCTGCCAGTTTAATTTTTTCAGAATAGATTCAAAATTAGGAATATTTCTCTCAAATTCTTCTGATCTCCATTGGGTCAACTCTCCAAGTGTGCCCTCAGTTTCTGAATTAAAGAATTTTGACTGATGATTAACACCGGTTTTATGAAGAATATACTGATGGTAATATCTGGCAATTATTTCAGTGGGATCAAGCAAGTATTCTACTGCTTCCAAAGCTTTTTCATTGCCATTCCTTTTGAAAATCAGCTGAAAACGGACAAGGTTAATTATTGGCGATGTTTCAGACAAGTGATCAAAAATGAACTGCCGCATTGGATTGCCAGGGATGTAGCTTCCATAATGCACAAAGTCACCTGCAGCCGCGTCAATAAGATGACCAACTTCATGGAGAAACGTATTGTATCCATCTGTTGATCCTTTGGTTAAGTTGATCTTGACTGGCTTTTTTTCTAATCTGTTCAAAACAAAGAATCCCAGTTCACCTGGTTCTTCAGGAGGGTCTTGAGTCACAGGGAAATTGGGAATTACTCCATCACCATGGATCTTATCAATAGCGGCCAAGGCTTGCCGAATGTCTTGCTGAAAATCAGGTGCTTCTATTTCAACTGCTTTTGAAACAGGAGTTCCAATTGGCTGAACGCCGGCAATAGTTGGGACTTCCGGCTCCGGAATAGGCAAGTCAAAGTTCTGCTTTGCCCAGTTCTTGTCGATCGGCTCAACATCAAAGTAAGGGTGCTGTGGACTAAACACCATCTTTTTCTTCCCGGGATTAAACCGGAACGCTCGAGGCTGATCTTTGGGCCCAAGTTCCCCAAAGTGCTTGAGGCTGGTGATCTCACCTTCGTCCTTTTCAAGTTGATCAACATCGCACCGGCAGCGCCATCCGTTCTTGGGCATGTATCGGTCCCAGAACGGATCGTCAACCTTCCGGATGATGCCATCAAGCTTTCTGTGGGCCTCCCTGACGTTCGCGTCGCCAACGGTGCTATACCGAAGCAGCGGAGCAATGTCCTTGTTGGCCTCAATGTCGATCCATCTGGCGGCCATCCTGGACTGACCAACGGCGGCCTCATATTCGGCCTGGAGATAGTTGACGTTGTAGTCTTTGGCCAACTGTAGCGCATCTTTCTTGAACTCAGGCCAGAGCTTTACCCTGCCCTCCTTGGTGCGAAGCAGGCTGTTGTAGGCCTTTCGCTGCTGGTAGGTCTTTGCGCCGGAAAAGATGTAGATGTTCTTTTTGAGCGCCTCCAGCATCTGGCGATTGGGAGTTCCCCAGTCGTAGTCAAGTGCCTGACCTCCGAATCCTGAAACTACTCCCTCGAAAAGGTACGAGGCCGTTTTTGCGTATAGGTCTTCCGGAAGTTTTCCCGGGAGATACTTGCCGTTAAAGAATTCCTGCAGGACCGATTCCAGGTAGTCGTCGTTGAATATGATATCGGGACCTCCGACAACTTTTTTATTTGTCGCATCACTGCATCCACATCCATCAGGGTGCACTGAATACAAGGCTTGGGCCTCGCGGAAAACACGAACGTGTTTTGGGAGATGATCATGAGTAGTAGTCGTCAAGGCCTGAATTGACTGCCCCATTGCCCGGCCTTGGCTTTGGGGCTCCGGCTTTCCCGGCGGGTCGGTTGGCGCCGGTTGTCGGCCTTCCTCAACAGGCACGCCATACTTTTCGACAAAGTATGAGGATGGAATGGTGTATCCGTTTCGCAGAATCATGTCATCCACATCCTTCTGCTCTGTCAAGCTCAAGAGCTCGTCCTGATCCCAGCTGAATTCAGCAAGGCCACTGATAACACCCAGCTTTTGGAGCCGCGGCATCAGCTGCTTGTTGACAACATGCTTAATCCAGCGCATGTCCTGTGCCTGAATGTTCTTGGCCACACGCTCATGCACTTCGGACTGACTCCTGCTGGATCCGTTGTCGGTAGTCATGGTCTGACCTACCACCAGCTTGCTGAGTTCCTCGTTCCTGGAGCGGATGTGCTCCTGAAAGATCTGATATGAGCTGGCACCGGATTGACCACCACCATGCAGCTCGAATTCATCTTCCTTGTTCAGGGTGAGAACTCCGGCAGGGCCCATGTTGTAGAGATCATCAGTGATCTGATCTTTGTCAGCTTGACCGCTTGAATCCAGCTTGGCCACGCGAATGGGAACACCAAACACCATGGCGTATTCATCCCAGCTGGTGAACACGAACTTTTTGGAAAGCACATGGAATCCGGCCTTGTGCAACCATCCCAGGTTGTTTCGCTCGGTGACGAGAATGTACCAGTTTTCCAGCTTCGGGTCATCCAGCTTAATCCCAGACAGGCTGTACGGGTTGGGTAGGTACATGTTGTTGTCCGGGCTGACCAGATGCCGCTCGAGTAGCTTCACATCGGTGACCTTACCGGCGACAATGTCACCAAGTCCGATCAGGGAATACCCGAAGGCGTCGGCCTCCCATGCGTAGCCCAGGAACTTGTAGAACCAGTATTCATCGAAATCGGCCGTGATGTCTTTTCCGCCCAGTGTGACGGTGA